CCCAATAAATCTTACTGCACATCCTGTGACCGGCAATCTTAAGGTATTATCAAATGCCGATGCTATTAAACAGAGCGTGAAAAATATTGTCTTAACTAACTTCTATGAAAGACCTTATAATCCAGAGTTTGGCAGTGATGTATTAAATGCTTTATTTGAAAATATGACTCCAATTACTGAATATACTATAACACAGAATATTCGTACATCATTAAGAAACTTTGAGCCTAGAGCAATTATTGAAGATATTAAGACACAAGCAAATGAAGATCAGAATGCATTAAACGTAACGATACGGTTTAGTGTCCGTACTTTATCGGAACCCATAGAAGTTAATGTATTGTTAGAAAGAGTTCGATAATGGCTGCAAATTCCACAATTAGTGTAACAGAGCTAGACTTTGATGATATTAAGTCATCACTAAAAACTTATCTAGGCCAACAACCAGAGTTTTTAGATTATAACTTTGAAGGTTCTGCCATCAGCCTGTTGGTTGATCTGCTTGCGTATAATACATATCAGAACGCTTTTTATACAAGTATGGTCGGCAATGAAATGTTTCTTGACTCAGCCCAGTTAAGAGATAGCGTTGTATCACGGGCCAAGATGCTTGGGTATACACCACGCTCAGCAAGAGGCGCTAACACTCAATTCTCAATTACAGTTACTCCAAACGATTCACCGGATTCAGTTACAATTGCAAAGAATACAGAATGGTCTGCAACGGTAGACGGTGAGACACTGAAGTTTGTTACGCCTCAGACATTTATTCTTACATCTGATTCTGGATATAGCGGAAACATTACGGTAGTTGAAGGACAACCGCTTACACATAGATTTACAATTAGCAATATTGATTCTGACAAGTTTATTCTTGAAAACGAAAATATTGATACAACATCTATCACCGTTGATATTGAAGAGTCAGTTTCAGATTCTACATCAGTAAGATATAATTTAGCTAACGACATTACTACAGTGCAGGCAAACTCTGCAGTCTTCTTTTTACAAGAAACAACGGATCAGTATTATGAGATCTACTTTGGTGATGATGTAATCGGTAAGAAACCAAGTAATGGCAATGTTGTCGTAGTAAACTATAGAGTATGTAGCGGTACAGTAGGAAACGATATATCTTCGTTCTCTGATCCTAGTACGGTCGGTGGATACTCAAACTTTTCAAAGACAGTAAGTAGTTCGTCAAGCGGTGGTGCATACGCTGAATCCATCACTTCAATTAAATTCAATGCTCCAAAGAATTACGAAACACAGAACCGTGCTGTTCTTGCAAATGACTATAAGAGAATTATCCTAAGAGATAACGGTGATATTGAGTCCGTTAATGTTTGGGGTGGTGAAGAAAACACTCCGCCAATTTACGGTAAGGTTTATGTTGCTGCCAAACCAACCAACGGCACAACGATTTCATCTACAAGAAAAGATCAAATTAAAACGCAGCTTAAGAAGTACAATATTCTATCAATTGATATAGAGTTTGTGGATGCAGGTTATCTTTATATCGTTCCAACGGTCATTGCAAGATACGATTCAACACTGACAACATTGAGTGCAGGTGCAATTAGGACAAAGATTGCCAATTCTATTACATCATTTGAAACAAACAATCTAGGAACTTTTGAAAAGAATAAGTTTAGGTACTCACGCTTTATCAGAAGTATTGACGACTCCGATACATCAGTTGTTGATAATAATACGTCTATCAAAATGGAACGGCGCTTCAATCCTAATAGATCTGTGACTAGTACATACAACATTTCTTTTAGTAATGGAATTGAAGAACCAATTTCGGCTGGTCATATAACCCACGCAGGCGGGCACAGCATTACATCTTCAGCATTTACTTATCTGAATCAAAGATCATTCTTAGACGATGACGGCGAAGGAATCATTCGAATCTATTACATATCAGGTACAAACACTGTTGTGTACACAAATGAAAATGCCGGCACCGTCAACTACAATACCGGTCTTGTTACATTAAATGCTTTTGCGCCAACTGCATATGAAGGATCTTATTTAAGTATTTTTGCTAAACCTAAAGAAAACGATATTATCGCCGTCAGAAATCAGATTCTTTTAATTTCAGGGGCAACGGTTAGAGTAATAGACGATGCTACTTCATTGGTTGCGGCGACTACAATCACAGCAACTACAACTGGTGTTACCACTACAGTCATTGATCCTGGTCTCTATCCGATTGTGTACTAATGTCCACTAATAGTAAGATTTCAAACTTCGTAGAAAATCAGTTTCCATCATTCATCCGTGATGATGGACCAAACTTCGTTGCATTTGTTAAAGCTTACTATCAATGGATGGAACAAGCTAACAATGCAATTGAAGTTAGTAAGAATCTCTTAACATATCAAGACATCGATACTACATATGATAAGTATCTTGAGTACTTTCATAGAGAAATCATTGGGTCTATTCCTCGGAGCACTCTTGCTGATAAACAAAAGCTCATAAAGCATATCAAAGATGTTTATCGGTCAAGAGGTTCTGAACTTTCGTATCAGCTTCTCTTTAGACTATTATACAATGAAGAGATTACATTCTATTATCCTGGCCAGGATATTCTACGCGCGTCCGATGGTAGATGGGTACAAGAAAACTCAATTCGTATCAGCGCACCAAGAACAGCTACAGCCGCCCAGCTTGAAAATAAAAATATCGTAGGTTTAACAAGCGGCGCTATTGCACGTGTTGATAAAGTTATTCAGACAACGTCAGGCGGTATTCTTGTTGATGAGTTGTTCCTTCTTGACATTATTGGTACATTCGAAGACGGTGAGCGTGTAGCACTTTCAACGGATTCTTCCGTTTATGCAAGTGTGTTTAGTATCTCAGGTCCGTTGCAAGGCGTTAATATTATTAGCGGTGGTGCCTTCCATCAGATCGACGATGCTCTTGTATATACATCAGCGTCTGGTGCAGGTGCAAACGGTGCAGTTCTAGAAGTTAGTGGATCAAGCGCAGCTCAATGGTACATTGCTAACGGCGGATCTGGTTATACAACTGGTGCTTCAATTACGATTAACGATGGACCAACCGGTACTGGTACATCATTTATAATTTCCACCATTTCGGATACAGAAGACTTAAATATCAATATTGATAGAATCCTTCCGATGGCAAGTGTTATCATTAACACCGGTCCAACGTTTGTTTCTTTAGGCGCAAACACTTCAGCCGTAAGCGCAAACCTTGCAAGCGCTAATGTTTCTACTCCGCTGAATGCCGCTCTTAACTTTGCAAACTTAACTGTAGGAACTATTAGTTCTATCACTACAACATCTTACGGCACAGGTTATAGTGTTCTACCAACAGCAAATGTTGTTGAAATTCTTGTTGCTGGTAATGGTTTTGATGATGGCGCCGGAGGTATTAAAGGAAAAAATGCTACCATCCTTGCTAACAATGCGCCAGGCGCAATTGTATCAGCATCCGTAGTAAACTTTGGTACCGATTATTCTAAGTACGATACAGTAACAGCAACCAACCTAACAAGAAGCGGAACGGGTGCAGCTTTAGCTGACCCATCCGTATCCGGTATCATTGAATACTCAGGCAAGTACATTGATACGAAGGGTTGGTTATCATATAATAATAAGTTGCAGGATAACTATTATTATCAAGAGTTCTCTTATGAAATTCAATCTAATCAGTTTACAAATACGTATCGGCAGATTGTAAAGGATGTAGTACACCCAGGCGGTACTATAATGTTTGGTAAGATCAAATCATTTGCTGATGTGAATGTTACGATTCCAACGGTTGATAGCGAAACAACAATGTCTGATAGGCTGAACATTGAGTATGAAACGCTAGCAACAACCACAGCGCCTACAGTTAACAGTCTTATGCGTATTCTTACACTTGGAACCGGTACGATTATTGCAACAAATAGTTCTTACAATATTGCTGCAAATACCGGAACAGCATTTACGTCTGAAATTTCAGGTAATACAGAGATTATAATTATTGGTACAACAACTAACGGCTTGTATTTTGCCAATACGGTTGCAAATAATACATTTATGACATTGCATTCGGCCTATGAGCAGTCAACAAATACAGGCGCGGTCTTCTATTATGTTTCAAATACATCAGCCTAGATTTATAAATAATCAAAATATGATTTAGAGGTTTGCAGTAATGCCAGGACTTGTCACTAGAAAATTTCGTCATCATAATGCAGAGCAGTTCTTTGAAGCTTTCACAGAAGCCGCTTTGACACGTATGTATTTGTTTGTGGCTAGAGTAACATCTTGGGTCGATGATAACGATCCTCCCACACCGATTGATTCTATTCAACATACCGAATTTGATTTTTGGCGTGATATGATTGCAGCCAAAAAGCTTCAGACATCTGATATTTCATATGCTACTCCAAGATACGATTGGGTTAGCGGTCGTGTCTATAGAGAGTACAATATTGCTAATGCATCACTCTTTGATACACCAGCAAGCTCAAATACCTTTTATGTAGTCAATAGCAGTTATAATGTTTATAAGTGCCTATTTAATAATAAAGGCGCATCTTCAACAGTAGAACCAACAGGCACAACAACTTCTACGTTGGTTACAGCTGATGGTTACAAGTGGAAGTTTTTATATACAATTGGTTCTGGTGAAGCATTAAAGTTTCTATCCAATAATTGGATTCCAGTAAAGACTCTAACCGCAGATGACGGTTCAGCTCAATGGGACGTGCAGCAGGCAGGTTCTAACGGTGCAATTGAAGTAGTTGATGTTTATGCTGGCGGTTCAGGTTATCTTACAAATACCGGTACATTAGTTGCAGTTGCAGATGGCGATACTATGACTCTTGCAGCAACTGCAAA